ATTATGTGTTGTAATTGTCGTTTATATAGATATAATACTTTACAAAATAAACTGCAAAAATCCCCATAATTCTCTTATGTAAAATTAAAAGAAACAGTATGTAAAATAATAGGAAAAATAGGGAGCATAATATCTAACTTTAGACTTTTAAAAACAAGTTCTATTGTGTAAAATAGGGAAAATAAAATATAGTATTTACAACCGACAAAATATTTGTTAAAATTTTAACAGAACTTAAAAAAGGAGTTATAATCTATGGCTAACAATATTGTAGATTCAGTAGAAGCACTAGAAGCAAAACTAGCACAGGTTAGAGAAGCACAGAAGAAATTCTCAACATACACACAGGAACAGGTTGACAAGATCTTCAAGGCAGCAGCAATTGCAGCAAACCAGGCAAGAATTCCTCTAGCTAAACAGGCAGTAGAAGAAACAGGTATGGGTGTAGTAGAAGATAAGGTAATCAAGAACAACTACGCAGCAGAATATATTTATAACGCATACAAGAACACAAAGACTTGTGACATTATCGAAAGAGACGAAAGTTTCGGTACAATCAAGGTTGCAGAACCAATCGGTGTTGTAGGTGCAGTTATCCCAACAACAAACCCAACATCAACAGCAATCTTTAAGACCCTTATCTCTCTAAAGACAAGAAATGGTATCATCATTTCCCCTCACCCAAGAGCAAAGAAAAGCACAATTGCAGCAGCAAAGGTTGTTCTAGACGCAGCTGTTAAGGCAGGTGCTCCTGAAAATATCATCGGTTGGATTGATATTCCTTCTCTAGATATGACAAACCTACTAATGAAAGAATCAGACATTATCCTAGCAACAGGTGGTCCTGGTATGGTTAAGGCTGCTTATTCAAGTGGTAAGCCAGCTCTAGGTGTTGGTGCAGGTAATACTCCAGCTATCATTGATAGCTCAGCAGACATCCTACTAGCTGTATCTTCAATCATCCACTCAAAGACATTTGATAACGGTATGATTTGTGCATCAGAACAGTCAGTAATCGTTGTAAAGGATATTTACGAAAAGGTTAAGAAGGAATTCCAGTACAGAGGTTGTTACTTCCTAAACCCTGAAGAAACAGAAAAGGTAAGAAAGACAATCATCATCAACGGTGCTTTAAATGCTAAGATTGTTGGTCAGTCAGCTCACACAATCGCTGCTCTAGCAGGTGTTGATGTTCCTGTTGATACAAAGGTTATCATCGGTGAAGTTGAAAGCGTTGACATTGCAGAAGAATTCGCTCACGAAAAGCTTTCTCCTGTACTAGCTTTCTATAAGGCAGAAGATTTTGAAGATGCTCTAAATAAGGCAGAACACCTAATCGCTGACGGTGGTTACGGTCATACATCTTCTCTATACTGTAACGCAGTAACAGAAAAGGATAAGATTGATACATTCGCAAACAGAATGAAGACATGTAGAATCCTTGTAAATACACCATCATCACACGGTGGTATCGGTGATCTATATAACTTCCAGCTAAGACCTTCACTAACACTAGGTTGTGGCTCATGGGGTGGCAACTCAGTATCAGAAAACGTTGGCGTTAAGCACTTAATTAACATTAAGACAGTAGCAGAGAGAAGGGAAAATATGCTTTGGTTCAGAGCACCTGAAAAGGTATATATGAAGAAGGGCTGCCTACCAGTAGCACTACAGGAACTAAAAGATGTTATGGGTAAGAAGAGAGTATTCATCGTAACAGACCAGTTCCTATACAAGAATGGTTACACAAAGATTGTAACAGATAAGCTAGACAAAATGGGCATTGTTCATACAACATTCTTTGATGTTGCTCCTGACCCAACACTTGCTTGTGCTAAGGAAGGTGCAAAGCAGATGACAGCATTTGAACCTGATTGTATTATCGCAATCGGTGGTGGTTCAGCAATGGATGCCGGTAAGATTATGTGGGTAATGTATGAACATCCTGAAGTAGACTTTATGGATATGGCTATGAGATATATCGACATCCGTAAGAGAGTTTACACATTCCCTGAAATGGGTAAGAAGGCTTACTTCATCGCAGTACCAACATCAGCAGGTACAGGTTCAGAAGTAACTCCATTCGCAGTTATCACAGATGAAAAGAGTGGTATTAAGTACCCACTAGCTGACTATCAGCTACTACCAAAGATGGCTATTGTTGATACAGATATGCATATGACAGCTCCTAAGGGTCTAACAGCTGCATCAGGTGTTGACGCACTAACACATGCTCTGGAAGCTTATGCATCAATTATGGCAACAGATTATTCAGACGGTCTAGCTCTAAAGGCTGCTAAGACAATCTTTGAATACCTACCAACATGTTACGATAACGGTCCTAACGAACCTGTAGCAAGAGAAAAGATGGCTAACGCAGCTACAATGGCAGGTATGGCATTCGCAAATGCATTCCTAGGTGTATGTCACTCAATGGCTCATAAGCTAGGTGCTTACCATCACCTACCACACGGTATTGCAAATGCTCTACTAATCGACCTAGTAATCAGATTTAATGCTGCAGAATGTCCAAGAAAGATGGGTACATTCAGCCAGTATGCTTACCCACACACAATGAGAAGATATGCTGAATTCGGTGAATACCTAGGCGTAAAGGGTAAGAATGATGAAGAAAAGGTAGAAAACCTAATCAAGAAGATTGACGAGCTAAAGGAAAGAGTTGGCATTAAGAAGACAATCAAGGATTACGGTGTTGAAGAAGATAAGTTCCTAGAAACACTAGACAGTATGTGTGAAGATGCATTCGATGACCAGTGTACAGGTGCTAACCCAAGATACCCATTAATCTCAGAAATTAAGGAAATGTATCTAAAGGCTTACTATGGTGAATAATTTAAGATTTTAATTATCGCTGATTAAAACTTAGTTAACCAAGTAAACAACAAATAAATGTGCAAACTAAAGTAAAACTGATAATAGTTCTATTTTGTGTGTCTTTAATAGAATAACATTGTTGTCAGTTAGCTTTAGTTTTGTACTTGAATATTTTGGTTTCCGTAAACCAATAAATAAAAAGTCTAAAAGAAGAACAATCTCAGTAAATAAAGTATTCAATTAGATTATGAAATACAAAGCCCCTCACAATTGTGAGGGGTTATTTGTATATATAATCATTTTCTGTTTTTCTTTAAGCAGTTTTTGTCAAATTCAGGGTTAAAGGCATAGAAGTTCTTGCAGTCAAGTCGGTCTGTCAGTATTCGTAAGTTTTCACCAAATCGCTGATAGTGTACAACCTCTCTTTCTCGTAAGAACCTAATCGGGTCAATAACATCCGGATCATCACAAAATCTTAGTATGTTGTCATATGTTGACCTAGCCTTTTGCTCTGCTGCCATATCTTCATGCAAGTCGGTTATTGCGTCACCTTTTACTTGCATTGACGCTGTTGTATATGGTGTACCATTTGCGTCACAAGGATAAACACCGGTTGTATGGTCAACAAAATAAGCATCAAATCCAGCATCTTTTAATTGGTCTTCTGTTAAGTCTTTAGTTAGCTGATAAACAATAGTGCCTATCATTTCAAGGTGACCAAGTTCTTCTGTACCTATGTCGGTAAGTGTTGCTTGAAGTTCAGGGAACGGCATTGTGTACCTCTGACTTAAATATCTAAGTGATGCACCGAGCTCACCATCAGGTCCCCCATATCCCAAAAGTTATAATTCAAAAACAGAAAAATAACTCAACGGAAGAGAGGGAACGATTGAAGATGATTTTATCGATAAAAGTGCATAGCAATGCGTTTTTTTCCACTTCAGGAGTTGACTTACTTTTAAGAGTAGAGATAATTTCTTTTCTTCTGCTCATTAGTTTTTTCTTCGCTAAAAGGTGGTCTGGCTTAGGCTCTGGTGGTTTATTTTGCTTTTGTAATGAACGTATCTTGCTTTCAATTAACTCTTTTCTCTGCTTAAATTCAGCAAGGTTATAAACACCTTCCTCATAGGCCTCTTTAATTCTTCTTAACTTTGTATTTTCTTTTTCTATCATAAAATCAATGTTCAGTTCTTGTGGTTCTTCATGTGGTTGCTCTTTAGGTTTTAACTGAAAGTCACCACTCTTTAGAGTATCATCAATAGCATTAATAACAACCTCGTTTAGCCTATTAACTTGAATTGAATGTGATACATTACAAGTGCCATGTGCATACTTTATACACTGTAAACTATTACAAGCCAATGAAAGAGTAGCACCACAGTTAGAACACTTAACAAGACCTTTAAGCATATAATCCTTGCCATTTTGTCTGTCAGTAATGTAAGGTCTGTATTTTGCTTTGTTTTCGTCTAACTTTTTTTGGACCTTATCAAATATGTCAGTATCTATAATAGGCTGATGAATACCATCAACAATCATTATATCTTTATCATCATAATTTCTCCTGGTTCTTCGCTTAGGGTTCCAACGAATTTTGCCTATGTAAACCGGATTACGCAAAATGTATTCAATGGTTCTGTTTTCCCAGTTATTACCTCTAGTTGTCTTAATGCCTAGGTCGTTCAGTTCATTGGCTATTGCTCTGCATCCAACACCATTAAGGTACTTGATGAAAATTCTTTGAACAATAGGAGCATTGATAGGGTTGACTTGATACTTCTTATCAACAATATCATATCCAAATGCCGGTATAGATACTGCACCACCTCTGCTGACCTTTTCTGTCATTCCTCGTTTAACTTCTGTGGATAGATTAATAGAGTAGTATTCATCAAACCATTCAATAATTCTCTCTATCAGACTACCAAAAGGACCATCTATAATAGGCTCTGATGTGCTGATAACATCAATGCCACGCTTTTTTAACATACCCTTATAGAAAATAGCCTCTTCCTGATTTCTTGCAAATCGGCTAAACTTCCACACCATAATTGCAGAGAATGGGGAAGGGGTTTGTTTAGCAACTGCTATCATATGGTTAAACTCAGGTCGCTTACTTGCCTTTCTACCGGAGATACCGTCATCACGAAAAATATATTCTTTAGGTATCAAGTAGCCTTTTTGTTTTGCAAATTCTCTAACAACTTTAATTTGGCTATCCGGTGAAAGCTCTGTCTGATCATCTGTGCTAACTCTGATGTAAGCAGCTGCGATTTTTAAATCATCCATTTATTTTGCTCCTTTCTTATCTAAAAAAGGGTGCAAAAATCCCTTGTAAATTATATTGAAAAATTTACAAGGGTATGATACAATATTACTTGCTATGAAATAGTATCATTGCACCCTGTGTAATGATTATCGTCCTTTGGTATTGCCGTACCAGAGGGCGATTTTTTATTATAAATTAAGTGCGTTCTTATAACTCACAATCCATTGTGGTTTATAACCGTTGGAATATTGGAATTTATTATTTTTGATTTCGGCTACTTTTACAAAACCGTTTTCATTATCGTAAAAGATAACTTCATCACAAAGTGGAAGTACAGAGCCAAGTGACTTAATTCTTCTGTCAAATCTGCGTTTAACATCATCAGAAGGAATGTTGTGACCACCCTTTCTAACTCTGTTAGCAATACGGTTTATGCTTTCTTCCATTGAATTAAGACCAACATAGTACATTGTAACATAGTAGCCTTGTTTTCTAGCTTGTTTAATGGTTCGTACAGTTCTATGACCGGCAAGAGTAGTTTCTTGTGTGAAAGAAATATTGTTATCTAGGCAGTAGTCTATTTCTTCTATTGCCTTTTTACCTGCCTTAATGTTATCAAAGTTGTTTTCCTTTGCAATAACATCTGCATCTATAATGTGACCTAGAAGAACATTCTGACCTTCTAGTACACCTCTTAAACTTGACTTGCCTGTACCATTAACTCCAGCTATTAAAATATAATTGTTCATTTTATCACCTTTAACTCTTTAGTAGTTCATCAGTAGATACCTTGAAAATCTCTGAAATGTTGATAATGGTATCTATGGATGGTTCCATTTTCCCTTGTTCGTAATTTGATATTGCACTTCTGCTTAAATGCAACATACTTCCTAACTCAACTTGAGTTAGTTTGTTTTTTAGCCTATATGCTCTAAGGTTGTAAGAAAAAGACATTAAAATTCCTCCTTCTGTGATAAAAATAAGAATTGCATAGTAATTATTAATCATATGTAATATAATTAATATAGGGTGATAATATGAAAAACAAAATTTTACATTTACTAAATATAATAATTTTTAAGTATATATATTTATCTGTTTTGTTCCCGATAGTTGTGATAATAATTATTGATTGCTTGTCAAACTTCAAATTATTTGAAACTTTTATATCACAAAGTTCAAATATGAGTAATTTGGCTGGCATTTCCGGTACTTTTATAGGATTTTTATTAACAGCTGCAACAATATATCTTTCTTTACCTCTAGACA